ATTTGGAGTTTGACGATTCCATTTCGAGTCTAACATCTCTAAACTCGCACCTTCAAAATTTCGGTCCTGCAGGCATTTCCACATATTTTTAAACTTAGACACGCCTGTAGGCCCAAGTTGAAACACCATCTCCGTTAGAGTGTGCTGTGCAGTTGTAGGTAAATCAGAAACACCATTATTTTTCATAAGTGTTCTAGCTTTACCAATTGCTTTATTTAAATCTGTATCAAATACTTCTTGCAGTTCTTCTTTAGTATATGTTTTACCATCTTCAAAATTATCTTCATGTACTACTTTATGACCCCAGCCTATTGTACGAAATCCTTCGGTATCCATGTATACGTGATCTCTAAAACCCTCGGATAATTTTACTGAACCAGCTAATTCGTCGTATGTCACTTAGCAATTCCTTTTGCCTTCTCGAAACTTCTCATCCCAGCTACGCCGAGCATTGAGGTGACTATGGCTAGTAAGGGCCCAGTCTCTATGGCAGGCGGTACAATATCCATACCTGAAAATTTTGCATACCATTCAATACATGGCGATAATATAAAAGCAAAAAATAAGGCAAGGGCTCCGCACCATCCTATAGCGGGTCGCCAGCCAGCAACGAATACGCTGCGATGGCTGGCTTCCTTTGCATTAACATCTAACTGTTTTTCTGCAAGCTTTTGTTGTAAGCGTTGCATTAAAATCTTTTTATCTAATTTTTCTTCCTCACTCGTATGAAGTTCATCGACAACTTTTGAAATGGTTGCTAAGGCTCCGCCTTTTCCACCACCAAGTAAACCACCGATTAAATTAAGCACTATGCTGCTCCGCCTGTCATCCAGCTAATTACCCAGATAACTACGATCGCTACGATAGCGGCCTTAATCCAGTCCTTCATTTTCCAATCTGACCATTCTTTAATATGGCCCCATAGATCTTTTAATAGGTTCATAAAACCTCCTTTATTAAGTTAGGGATTATACTATTTTACGCCTTTGAAAGCTACCTTTTTAATTTGCATTTTACTTGTCTGCCCTTGTGGTCCACTTCCTTTATTTTGTTTTACAACAAAAGGAGAAATACTTACTTCAGCAGTTGAAGCAGTTCCTCTATTAGGAAAAGGATTTTTTTGAGGTACTTGAGTCATTTTTGCATTTTTAAACTTCATGATCTTGCCTTTCCATAGCCACGTTGCGCTAGTCTACCTGCTAGACCACCTTTATTCATGCCCATTTTTTTTAAACCATTAATAACACCGCCATTAGCTTTTTTTGTAGCTCCAGCAATTCTGTCTGCTTGTGTAGGTTTGGGATTATTGTCTATACCTGCTTTTACAGATAACATACCAAATTCTGTTTTAGAATCTTTTCCCATAACAATTAATGTATAGTTGGTTTTATTAAATTTAGCAAGTCTCTTCCATTATGATTCATAATATTATCATATTCTTGTTCAGTGAGATTATTATGATACAGCATTTTAGCTACACCCATCATTGCACCCGCTAAAAGTATCTGTTCTTCTTGACTTGTAACCGCTGTATCTGAAAAATTCATCAACTCGTTAAAATATTCCTGTAATTTATCTGTTGCGCTTTGCATTGTTTTGATTTTGTTTCTGAAGATTAACATTTGCACGTAATTGTGCAATATCTTCTTGTGAATCCATCTTCGCTTCTGCTAATTCTTCGTTTTGAGTTAATTTTGCAGCGTCCAAACTCATTTTTCCTTGATCATATGTTGTTTTTCTCTGTAAATCTTGCGCTTTTAAGTTAATTTCTTGTTGTTTTAGTGCAATTAACGGATCTTCTCCCTGTTCAGCCATCATTTGTTGCTCTTCAGTCACCATTTTCTCTGTCATTTCAACAATTCTCTCTGCAATTTTAGATTCTACTAGCTCTTGCATTTCATTTTGTTGTTCTGGTGGTAATTCACCACCTGCTTGAGCCTGTAATGCTTCAAATTCTTTTGCCATTTCTTGTTCTACCTCTTCTCTTGCCTGTAATGACACGTGTTCCATAATATGTGATTGCAAAATCATCATAGTTTGAGGATTATTTTTTACCAAAATACTAGAAAAGAAAGCTCTATGTGCATCTATGTGTGCTAGTTGATTTTGTTTTCTAAAAGCTGTTAATGAACCACCTGATAATGCTGTTGCATTTTCCATACCTGGATCCATTGGTTCTGGCCCAGTAGGGACTGGTAATATAGCATCAATATTTTGAACACCCATAGCTGAATACATTCTTCTATATGCCTCGTATATATTGTGCATTTGTGGTGCAGCTTCTGCTAATTGTAATTGTGTTTGTGCCAACGTCACACGTTGTGACATAGAAAATATGGTAGGATCAGAAACAGGAATAATGTCTATTCTCTCGTCAAAATCACTAGCTTTTAATGATTGTAAATCACCTTGCACTTCGTAAGGATACATAGGTGGTAAAGACTCTGCAAAAATTCTTGATAGTAACTTAAACTCTATTCTTTGAGCGTAATGAATTCTTTTATGGATAGCGGACATGACACGCATGCCTCTTTCCATTAAAGCCATTGTTGTGCCAACAGGAGCTCCCGCATTTGCAGCATCACCTATTTTTTGATCTGCTACAGTTGCAAATTCTTTTCCTGCTTGAACACAAAATCCTAATAATTGAAATAAAGTTGGATCTGCACCTTTATAAGGTAAAGGTAAAAGACCTGCACGTAGATCACCACTTGGTGCATCTACATCTCTAAACTCACCAGGTTGTATAGGGCTATCATCATCTGCTATTCGCAAACCTCTAGCTTTAAAACCTGCAGGTAAATTTGCTAATGTTCCAGCATCAATTAATTGACGTAAAGCTGCCGTGGCAGTTCTAGATAAACCACCAATCATATGAATTAAACCAAGACCATAAAAACCAAGACCTGGCATAAATTTGTAATGAACAAAATACTGTTGTTTTTTATATAAAGTGTCTCCATCTTTATAATTTCTATAAATAGAAAGAACGTTGCCTGATCCTTCATCTATAGTAACTATGTATGGAAGTTTAATACCATCAGGATCTTCAAATCCTGGCACATCTAAATCAACATGCATTTCTAATAAAGTATATTGATCATCTCTGTATCCAGTTTTTTGTACGCCAGATAGTTTTCTTTCCTTTTCTTCAACTTTGTTTTCTTCTTGTACAACTTGTAAATCAACATCACGGTAAAAACCCGATACTTGCATTTTTTTAATATCATTATCTGTTCTTTTTAAAATATGAGTTACTCTTTCACACTCTTCTAAATTTGTAGCTGTGTAAGGTACAACTAAATCTTCTGCTGGTATAAATTTAGATACAGCTCTTCCAAGATTTGCATCGTAATATATTTTTTTAAATGTTGAACCTGCAAGAGGTAGATAGAAAAGCATTTGATCTAATTCTGGATCATATTCTTCCATGACGTGCATAATTTGATAGTTCATAAAATCACTTACACGCTGTGCTTGATCTTCTTTATCTTTTGTAGCCTGTCCAATAATTTGAGTTCTTACAGGGCCACTTGCTGGTAATAATTCTTTGTATGCTTGTGCTTGAAACTGTGTAACTGATTCAGATAATAAAGGATGTGTTACACCACTTGCACCTTGAAAGGGTTGAGATCTTTCATTGTAATTTAATCCAAGTAAATCTAAACCTTTTGTGTATGCTTCTTCCCATTGTTGTCTTGACGATTTATCATCTTCAAAAGATTGTCTAAGTTCGCTGGCTATTACTTGTAAATCGTTTTCATCAATAAATTCTGCTAAATTACCATCAAATCCAGTATCAGGTGGCATTATTTCAGGATTAACAATAGCTCCACCATCTTCAGTCATTTCAATATCAATAGGTTGATCAGTTCCTGGGGCTAATTCTACTTCTTGTCCCACCAATGGTGGTATCATTAATTCGTCATTAACCGTTTGTGGTTCGTCGTAATTTGCTGGTCTTTCTACAACCATTATGCAGCTCCTATCATTTCATCTATTGATACAAGAGGATCATATCGTACATATCCTCCAGATGCTAGATGTGTTTTTGTTGGTAATACCATCTCAGGGGTTAACTTTATAGCATAAGCATCTATAGTTTTAAAGCCTGAAGGTGTCTCTACTGGTCTAGCCATTAAACCTTCTGCACCAGTCTCTGCTATGTAATTCTCTGCCTTTTCCATAACAGCACCAAAATCCTCTGCTTTACTACTTTTTGACATTTTAAATTCTTTTACAACATCACCTTGTGCATTTGTTATTTGCACCGATCTACTTATAGATTTAGGTTCTCCTATCTGTACTTTAACAATTTTAAACTCAGCATTATTTGTTTTCGCTGCTCTACGCAGTGATTGTTCTAATATACTGGTAAAGTGTTTTCCATCAGGATCTGTAACATTTGGTCCGCCATAAAACTCATATTGGCCGATACCTTTCATATCTTTTGTTCGTTCAGCGTAAGCTGTTGCTGTTGTTCCCTTTTGACCATATCTATTTGCCACAAGTTCTGCTGGTGATATAACATACCAATCAGAAGCATTTGCATCTTTATCAACAAATTTTCTTTTTGCTGCCATTGCTAAATCATTCTTGACTAACGCATCACCCCATACTTTTCTGTCTTTAAATGGTATATTAGGAAATAATTTTTTCATTGTCTCAGGATTTGTAAATGCTTCCTCAAACATTGTTAATACTTTATCTCTATCCTTACCTGCTGCTTTAACAGCGGCTAGCGCTCCTTGAGTCATCTCACCTGGTTTTATTTTTGCAAAAGATTTAAATACTGCTTGTGATTTTCTAATGTCGTCTATGTAAGCAGCAAAGTCTTCTTCTGTTTTAAATACAGGTCTAAATAAACTTTTATGTTTTACGTAAAATTGTAATACATCGTTATCTGTTTTTAAATCCATTCGATAACCTTCTTGTCTTATTTTTGCTGTATCTTTAATATCAATACCTTTATCAACGAGCTGTTTGTAGTCGTTCATAACATTTTCTAAATGTTTTCTATATG